GTGTAATATCTATGGCCTTTCTCAGCCTTCCAGCGTTTATTGCTGACTGGTTTGGCCTTGAGTTTCTTTATCTCTTCGCCTAGGTCGGCATATTTCTGTTCTAGTTCTTTTATATTCATCTCTCATATCCTTTTACTTTAGCTTTTTTCATTATCGTCTGTCTCATTTCGTTGATTGTATAGTCTAATAAACCTGTTAGTTAACTCTTTAAGTTGAGCTAAAGTCAGGGTATTAGCCTTTTTATAAATCAAGTCTATAGTATTAGCACTTATCTTATTCTTAGACTTGTATTCAAACTCACGCTTTTCTATTTCTGTTGGCTTCCTAAGAGTACCATCGTAGCTAAGGATTAAGCGCTCTCCTGTAGCTAGATAATGATCTCTAACCTCTGTAGCTATGTCTAACCTCTTATATATGCCTAGATATAGCTTCGTACCTCCTTGCGTAAACTCTACAGTAAAGCCTGAACTATCGCTTTTCTTATAGATATGCTTTAAAGGGTTGTCAACTCTCATTACATCTCCTATGTTTTGATGATAAAATCTTATTATATATTAAATAATCAGGCAGCGGAAATAGGATTTTTAGATCTGAAATAAGTAGAAATAATCTGGTGGAAGAGGCGAAAAATGAGAAAAATACACATATAATTGGATTAATTGGATCTATTTTCGCCTTTCTCAAATAGTTCACGCCCGATTATTTCAACTCATTGAAAACCAAGACAATCGGAAAAAGCCGGAGTCCAACTTCTCTACATGAGTAAGGTAATAAAAATGGGGCTATTTTATATATATACTGTTTTAAGAGATAACACTATAAATAAGATTATTAATAACATTCAGAGGTTAAAAAAATATTGGACTTTTTGGATTCATCCGATTCTTAGTTTAGATTAGAATCGGATGAATCTATTAGCTGCTAAGCAGTCTCATCAACTATCGCAACACGAGTAGCTTCAATCCCCGCCATTTTAGTTTCAATGTCTTCAGGTGCCACTTCATGTTTAGCTACAGCTAACAAGAGCTCCTCACGAGCTTTCTTAGCTTCTCTTTGTTGCTTAGACCATTGATTCACACCAGCTTTACACATGCTGTTATACCCGCTCGCGGAGTGTTTCTTAGTTCCATATTCAACATCAGCCAAGACTTCCCATTGTTTATGATAGTAACAGTATATTTCAGTCACTTCACCATAAACGTTAATTCTGAAGTTCTTAGTAGCTTTCTTTGATTCACACATAGCTTTAGCTTCTTCAAGAATAGTGCTGATCTTCTTGTTTTTATTCTCTTCCAGGAAAGCAATGATTTCTGCATATTGTTTCTTTATTGACATAGTAAAATCCTCTTGATAATGTCTGTGCAGTTATTGCAGCAGATGAATAAATAATAGGTCATTGAGCAATAAAAGTACAATTCAAGTATTCTATATCCGTATTGATTCTACCTTTGTGTTGTCACTCTTATATGTGTGCGCGTGCGCATGCGAATACCATAGTTTAGGTCAGATGTACAATTCGGATTGCCTATCTCTCATTAGTTCAACCTTACCATGACTTGGTTGATACACGTATTGACATTGCTTATCATAGCAAAGTAAGACTCAATTTATATGCTTATTAGCTGATCCTATTTATATGCTTATTAGCTGATCCTATTTATATGCTTATTAGCTGATCCTATTTATATGCTTATTAGCACGCCCCATAGGGCCAGTACAGCCCGGGGCATATACGGTATGGTACATTGAGTTCTTTTGTTTACCATTTTATTAGCATTATTGACAGTTATTAACTACTATTCTTTTGTTTACTATTTTATTAGCATTATTGACAGTTATTAACTACTATTCTTTTGTTTACTATTTCATTAGCATTATTGACAGTTATTAACTACTGTTTAAGGTGTATTGACAGTTATTAACTACTGTTCAATGTGTATTGACAGCTATTAACTTATCCCATTGCTATGCCACCTACCACAGTGCGCTGCTTTATTCGCTTGACTTGCCTTTTATAGTCACTAGTAGAATTACTACCTACAGCCATATAACGTATGCCATCAGCACCATGACTCCACTCATCATGCCATGGTTTATTCTTCCACACACCGACCCGATCGTCCCACTCTTTACTATAGTTCTTAAAGCAGCCGATTAGGTACTCACATCGAACGTCTATCCATAGCTTAGGTATTATCTTACGCACAGCTTCAATGCCATCATTAACTGGTATGCGGGGTAGTACTTTAGTTCTACGTACACCTAGTTCATGCAGTCTGTCTATACGGCGTTGACCTGTGTTTAGTTCCTTGACTCTAACGTCATGCGGAAGGTATATATTACCATAACGATAGCTCTTGCCACTCATATGATTAACATAATGCTCAAGACCTTCACCAGAGTTAGTGTATTCATCAATGATACGGTACTCATCATTATAACGTTGGAAGAACACTAGCACAAAGTCGTCATTCATACCTAGGTCCATAGCTACTTCCACAGCAAGGTTCTCATCATATAGGTCAGGCACTTCACGTTTGTACTTGAGTACATAGTTACGGTAGTTAGTAGCGTAGTAAGCACCATCACGACTAGCCTGAAAAGCTTCTGTGGGTGTTGATGGGTACTCTTGGTAAATACTGTCACCGAGCTCGCGGTACTGACTGACCCAGAACCACTGCTGGTTATCTGTTAGTTCAGTGTCTAGCTCAGCTTCGATAGATGAGAAGTAGGTTGCTTGCTTAGGGGTAATAACCTGTGGGATATCCGTAGTACAGTCTGCATCATACACCCAGGATAAGAACACAGGCATGAAGTCTTTGGGGGCTCTGGCACCTTGGAAGTCACTAGCTATATCCCACATATTCTTGAACTCATTGTTACCCTCTGCAGTAGACTCGATGACTACTGTATTACCAGCAGAGATAGCTTGGAGAGTTCCCGTCTTAGTTTCTTTAGCTCGCTCAGGATTCTTGTTGGCGATTTTACCGAACTCTGATATGTGCAGTCGCTGTAACGTTGTAGACCTGAATGAGGTACGTACAAATATTTTAGACCCATTAGACATACCGAATTCTTTAGTATTATCCTGTAATAGTCGTAGAGCTAAGAAGTCACGCACTTCGCTTGGGAAAGCATCCCACGCTAATTTAACACGTGTCAGGAGTGTAGTAGCTTCATCAGTCCCCTGCGCCATGAGACCCACGTTGATGTCTGTATTGAATATAGCGTCGTCGAAGAAAGATACTAGCCACAATGTAGATATGCCCTGCTGCCTGGACTTGAGGATAATGATGCGAGGATGTTCTAGCGATGCAGCATATACACGGTGTTGACTAGGGTTCATGACAAATCGTATGCGTTGACCATCCTTGTCTACGATAGTATAGAGGTTATTCAGCCTCCACAGTTTAGAAGTGAGGTAGTTCTCGATGAAGTCAGCATCAGACGTAGGTGCTATGCTAAAGATCCGCTCGTACTCTTGGATACCCGGGTATAGCTCAAGTAGTCGTTCATTAGACACACTTAGTTTATTGTTCATGTGCGATCCTTCATGAGTCCAGCGAAAGTGCTAAGAGAATTATCAGACATATTATTAGTTTGGTTAAGCACATTAACACTGGCTCCTTTAGAAAAGAATGCTATTTGTAATTTAGCTAAGGCGTCTGCTAAATTTAACACGTCTCTAGCCTCTAAATCAGCACTATTAGCTGCACTCGCGATACGTTGAGCTAATCTACGACCAGCTTGCTGCATGTCTTCATCTAGCAGACGTAACCCGTCGATGCGTTCAACAGTTTGGTCAGCAAGGTCATTTAGCTCAGCGTCTATAACATTGAGTTTATTACTTTTAACTGTCTCAACTATTTCAGCTACTACAGTTCTATCAACATCCAGTATACTAGCTACTGCTCCTTCTTCTTTAGCTTCGCTGTACTCTCTACGCCAACGGAGAACTTTAGGGTAGCCTATATCTAGGGTTTTAGCAATCTCTTTAGCTTCAACCCCCTCTTCCACCATAGTTAATACTTTAGTTCTAGTGGCTTCTTCTGTTAGCTTATCTGTCATGAGGTTCCTCCATGTACTCTTTTAATGCCTCTAATACTATGAAGCTAAAAGATCTACGTTCTAATTTAGCGTATTCCTTGACCCTTTTTACTAGCTCTTCTTCTTTAGGATTCTTTGGTACAGAAAAAGAACATATTATATTATCGCTCATTAATACTCCTAGATATTATTAGTTAATAATAGTTATTATATAATGAACCAGGTTAAAAATAAACTCATTATATAAGAAATTTTTGTTTACTTTTAGCTTTTTCTCTTATATAATATATGTAGGTTTAATTAGGAAATTTCTTATATAGAAGTTCCCCTAGCAAGGAGAAGTATATGAGCATACCAGAAGGTGCTGCTGCTCAAGATCCAGACCAGGATGCACAGCAGACAGAAGAGACAGTATCTTTCGAATCAAAAGTTAATACTGTTGTTTCAGAACTAAAGACGGATGATGAAGGAAAGATTCAATTTCCTGAAGATACTCCAGAAGAAGTTCAAGTTGCTGCAAGAGCTGAGATGCGGCGTAGAGGTACGCAAAGTGCTTTTGCAAAAGAGCAGCAACGTGTTAAAGCTTTAGAAGTGGAGAATGAGAAGCTTAAAGGTTTAGTGACTAGCAAAGTTGAACTAAGTCTTAGTGCTGAAGAACAAGAGCAACTTGACGATCTCAAGTTTTCTGATCCTGAAGCATGGAGACAAAAAGTAAATGATCTAGAAACTGAAGCTAAAAAGAAGACTCATGACACGCTTAATACGATTTCACAAGAATCGAACTCGTCTGCAGAGTTAAAACGTAGAGAACAGTTGTTAGACGCATATAATGAAGAGCATCCAGGTGCTACGCTTACAGATGATGTGATTGCTAATGACCTTCCTCCGAGGATTACTAGTAAGCTTGCTAACGGAGAAGCTACATTTGAAGAGTTTTTAGCTGAAGCTTCTAACTTCTTAAATGCAGCACCTAAGGTTGGACAAGAAGAACTAGATGGACCGACAAATCTTGGTTCAGTGGGCGGTGGAGTTAACCCAGCCGAATCAGCAATTGCTGAAGATGCTACGTTATCTTACAACGATGAAATTTATTAATTTGAGGATTGAATAATGGGCGCAGTCGCACTAACTTCAGATCTTAAGCGCAAAAAGTGGATGCGTGAAGGTCTGATTCAAGCAGCCTCAAAGTCTTTCTGGACTCCAATGACCGGTTCTTCTAAGGACAGTGTTGTATTCCAGGCAAATAATGGTACTGCTGGCGCAGGTCATACTGTTGTTTTTGACTTTGATGGTAATATTTCAGGTAAAGCAATCAAAGGCAAAGATACTGCCTACGGTAAAGGCGAGCAGAAACGTAAGTTCTCTGATAAGCTAACTGTAGACCGTTATCGTCTTGTAGTAGACAATGGTGATGAGTTTGATGCTGTAGATATTGGTGATCTTAATATCAGCCAGCACTCTGATTCACGATCTAAGTTGGGCGATCTCTTTGTTCGCTTCAAAGATCAGGCACTGTTTGATGCTGCACAAGGTAACATTGGTCAGACTCCTTCACATACCATTGATCTTGGAACTACATTCACTTTTGATAATCTGTTAGACATTGAGAAAATTCTCAAGACTTCTAATGGTTATACAACTGGTGCTGTACGTCGTCCATTAGAATCATACCGTACACAAGATGGCAAACCTCTCTGGTTGTTCATTGTCGACTCTGCGATGGCTAATATCCTACGACAGGATACTGCAGGCTATCAGACAATTGTGCGTTCTGGTGACTTCCGCGGTAACAAGAACCGTAACATCAGTGGTGTTATTGGTCAACTTGGTCGTATGCTGATTGTAGAAGCAGATCAGTTCTTTGGAGCAACTGCAGGTACAACTACTGGTTGGGATCTGGACGACTCTGAGATTGAGATCGCAGGCCTACGTCAGTATGCAGGTTCTGACCCCGCAACAGCAACTTGGACTGGTCAAACTGGTTTTGACTACTCTCATGCTAACCTACACTCTCGTGGTGTTATCGTTGGTGCTGGTGCATTGCAGATTGGTATGGGCAAACAGCCAGACTATAAGTTCCAAGCGTCGCAAGACTTTGGAATCAAGTCTGAGTCAGCAGTAGAATTCTGGATGGATACTCGGAAGACTAATATGACTCTTGAGCTTGGTGACGACTATGAGTCTGCTAAGGTTGCTGGTATCGACTACGGTGTAGTTGCTGTTGATCTTGAAGTACAATAAGGAGTAAATCATGGCAACAGTAAATCTAACCCGTAACGGCAAATTTGCCGAGAAGAAGAACGTCAGTGTCGCAGCTGCAACAGTGTTGTATTCTGATATCCCAGGAACTGACAACTATGAGTTGTTCAAACTTCCCGCTGATTGTGTCATCATCGGTGCTACAGTATTCCCAGAAACTGCAGGTCAGGCTACCCTGACTGCTGATTTGGGCTATGCTGGTGGTACAGAACTTGGGTCAAACCTTGATCTTGATGATGTTGCAATTAAAGGCGGTGCATTGGCTACACGTTTGGCTACAGGTACTGGTAAAACAGTAACTATCAAGCCAGATGCAGCACCAACTGCAGGTAAATTCCACATTATGGTAGAGTACATTGAGTACACTCGCGGTAATGGTGAATACGCCGAGTATAGCGCAAGCTAAACAGTTATCCTCCAGCTTTAACCGGCTGGAGGGTTTCTCTAATTAACTTATATTATGTCTTCTAGAATAGAAAATATTATAGTAAGAGCCAGAGATACCTTGTCAGATCTACAAGGTGATCGCTGGGATGACGACCGTTTAATAAGGTTAATTAGCGAAGCCCAAGAATTAATTGCTATTGATGCAGAGTTAGTAAAGAAAACATACACTGGGACTGTTGTCTCAGGTACAGCTGAGTACACTACACCTAGTGATTGTGCTATAGTTACAAGGTTATCAATCAATAGTACTAGAGTACCAGTAAAGACCTTTGAGTATCTAGACGAAAAAGAGATTGAATGGGAAGCAGATACTAGTGAATCAGTAGACATGGTACTGTTTGATAAAACAGACCCTGATAAGTTCATATTATACCCTATACCGACTGATCCCACCTATACTAGCTACAAATTATACTATATAGCTATACCTGTAGAAGTAACTAAACTGACAGATAGTTTAGTTGTGCCTAAGTTCTTTGATAAAGCGATCAAGCATTATATCGTAGGTATGTGTTTTAGAGACGATCAAGACACTCAAAATAGGGCTATAGGTGCAGATGAGCTAAGTTTATACAATCTAGAGTTTAGGAAAGCCGCTAGACTGAGTGGACTTAACTTTAATAACACTTCTACTCTGGCAACAGTTTACCGAGGATTTGAATAATGAGTGATGTTTCTGACTTTCTAGAAGCTAAGTTCCTAGAGATCACGCTTAAAGGTGCTGCTGCATATAACGTAGCTACTCCATATATAGCTATTTATACCTCTAACCCAGATGAAGACAATTCTGGCACTGAGTGTAGTTACGTAGGTTATGCTAGACAAGCAGGTACATTTGGCACAATCACAGATGACGTAGCTACAGATGCTAAGACTGTAAGTACTACGCTAGAAGTTAATTATCCTATTTTAGTGGGCTCGGACATTACTGTTACGCACGTAGGTATATTTGATGCACTAACTAGTGGTAATCTATTATACTATACTGTATTAGATACAGCTAAGTCAGTACAAACTGACGATGTGCTTAGCTTTGCTGCAGGTGAGGTTACAGTAAAAATTGACTAATGAATTCTTCACCCTTAAATGCTATACCAATAAATTCTGAAGGGGTTCTAAGAGTAATATTTGGCTCAGCAGAAATAACATGCTCAGGTTTTATGGAGGCGAAAGCTTTTAACTATAACAGAGCATCTGCTACAATGAATGGTTATGGTTATTTTACAGTACCAAGAGGGTTGATTAATATTTTCAACCCTTCAGTACGTGTGATTAGCTTAAATGCAGTAGACAGGACTATTGTAATATCTACGGAAACTTAGATGAATAGATATACACAACAAGAAGCAGAAAACCTAGATTATAGCATAGACTTAACTGCATGGTTAGCTACAGGTGATTCTATCATCTCTACTACTGCATCTGCAGCACCTTCAGGTCTAACTGTAGGTGTTACGGGTAGTACCACTAGTGTACCTAAAGTTTGGCTATCTGGTGGCACTGATGGTACTGAGTATCAAATTACGGCTTTAATGACTACAAATGCAGGTAGGATTAAAGAAGTTGACTTTAAACTGAAGGTAGCAAATAGATGAGCCTTGTAAATAATGTAAAGTGTACGTTAAATGCTAGTGTAGCTATAGGAGCTTCAACGGTCCAAGTAATTAAAGCTGTAGCACCTCACCAAGATCCACCAACTGATGGTGTTATTACTTTAATAGATAACATAGCTAATCCAAATAATATTGAAGTAATAGCTTATACAGGCAGAACTGATAATACTACATACTGGACTCTTACAGGAGTATCTAAAGCGCAAGAAGGTACAACTGATCAAGCTTGGTCCGCTGGCGACGTAATATTCCAAGATGTAACAGCTGCATTTTTAAACGTTACTGCTAGAACAAGTGTGGCACAAACTTGGACAGCTAATCAAACCTTTCCTGCTCAAAGTATTGCCTCTAGCGTATTGGCTGATGCAGGCTTACGGAGCTTATCTAGCTTGGTAGGCATATCTGGCAGTATGATTTACGCAACTACTGAAGACGCTTATGCTATTACTCCCAGCACTGCTTATGGCAGAGGGCTGCTTAATACAGTAGATGCGGATACTCTAGTTACAGCTCTTGCACTTACACTTAATGATATAAGTGAAGGTACTACTGATGGAGGTACTGGAAACATAGGGTTAGGAAATACAGCTCTTAGTTCTATTACTTCTGGTTCTTATAATGTAGCTATAGGAACAGCAGCTGGAAATAACTTAACTTCAGGCTCAAACAATACTTTACTTGGTAGACAAGCAGGATCTATTTTAGACACTGATAATGCTGTGGCTGTAGGTTATGAGGCAGGTAAGGCTTCTACTGCTGCTTTGACTGCGATAGGTACTTATGCTTTAGACGCTAATACCTCAGGGACTTTGAACACAGCGGTAGGCATTAATGCTCTAGGTCAAAACACTACAGGTCAGCGAAATACTGCAATCGGTGATGGTGCTGATGCTAACAGGACAACTGGAGACCGGAATATAACCGTGGGAGCTAATGCAGGGTCTGGTAGCGGGTCCAGATCTGTTGCTGTTGGTAATAGTTCTGGAGGCAACGGTGATGACAGAGTAGCTATTGGTGATAGTGCAGGTACAGCAGATGGAGGTAGTCTCGGTATAGCTATTGGCACCCAGGCGCTCGCTGCCGATGCTTCAGCAGGCACTATAGGTATTGGTTATCAGGCGGGTATGGCTATCACGACTGCTGTAGGTAATTCCCTCGTGGGTTATCAGGCAGGTAAAGGTATTACTAGTGCTGGTAACACGGTGTTTGGTTATAACGCACTTAGTGCTACTGAGGTGTCTGGCGTAACTGAAAATGTTGCCATTGGTTATGATGCTTTACAATTTCATACCACTGGTGGTTTAAATACAGCATTGGGTCATAGTGCACTTGCGGCGTCGACAAGTGGTACAAGGAATACAGCGTTAGGTAGCGGTGCGGGAGCAGCTGTTACAACAGGTGATAATAATACTTTCATGGGTGCAGCAGCCGGAGGTAATGTCACTAGCGGTAGCAGTAATATAATAATTGGTGACACTGTATCTGCTTCGGAGGCAGACGGAGATTTTCAATTAAATATAGGTGGGCTCATACGAGGAAACCTGCAGGCTGCAAAGATAAATCTCGGTGAGGACGTCTCCGAAATCTTATCCCTTAAAGGTTACCAGATTGATGACACAGTGCTTGGTAAAGTGTCTGTAGGTTCAATGCACCTTACAAGTAATGCTATTCCTGGGACCGTTGCGTCTCACAATTATATAACTGACAGCATCGGTGCTAGTAAGTATGAAACTAACGGTGCTACGCACACCTTCAGTGGAGCACCAGCTCCAGATCTAACTCCTGTAACAGCAGGTTCATTTAGTTTATTTAAATGGTATAGAATCTTAACCACGGGTACTACTGACTTTACTCTTATCGGGGCACCTGATAGTAATGTAGGCACTTATTTCTTAGCGACAGGTGTGGGCGCGGGGACAGGTACTGCAGCATTACGTAGAATTACTTGGACTGATTATCTCAGTATGGACGCTGACGGTAATGTTGCAATACCTAATGGCAACTTAGACGTAACAGGCACAGCCACAGCAACAGACTTCACTATCAGTGGAGCAGGTACGCTCACAGCTTCCGCAACAACTGATCTTATTATCACTGCTGTTGACGATCTGCGATTAAAGACAGGTAACGGCGCAAGAGAGGCAGTAGGGTTCTATGATGATGGTGCGTCAGTTAGTGCTACGTTTGGAGGTAACGTAGACGTAACAGGCACAATGACTGCAACTAGTCTCGATATTGGAGGCACTTTAGTTACTGCCACTGCTACTGAGCTTAATTTACTCGGTTCAGTAATCTACGGTGAAGCAACTGACAACGCCATAGCCATAGGGGATACCTTACAAGCATGGTACGCGACCGATAGTGCCTCATTACAAGTTGGTTACGGTTCTATTTGGGGAGATACGGATACCGCTTTTAACTATCTTCGAATGGGAGTGAACATCCATGTTGACGCTTCTGGATTCTGGAAGCATATTAATACTGGATACGCGCCTTATGTGGACTTTAGCGCTAACTCTGGAGATATTACTTTTTTTGGTACTACAAGTGAAGTAGGTGGTACTAATGTTAGTTTGGATACGGTATTAAAGCTTGCTTCTAATGGCGACATCTCCTTCTACGAAGACACAGGCACAACGGCTAAGTTCTTTTGGGATGCTAGTGCTGAAAGTTTGGGTATTGGTACAAGTAGTCCTAGTGCAACTTTAGATGTAAATGGAACTCTTGCTTGTGATGGCTTCACCTCAACAGGTATTGATGATAATGCTACGAGTACAGCTATTACTATTGATGCTAGTGAGAATGTGACATTAACAGGCACAGTAAACGGCTTAGAAATTAACACAACAGCCACATATAACCTAGGACTAGGCACAGGTGCGGTAAATAGTATTACTACTGGTGATTATAATGTAGGTGTTGG